CCTAATTTCAGTTTTGACTGCTTGTGTGGCTCTTGTTTAACAAACACTCTGATGGGGCTTGATAAGCCTCTCGAAACCAACTCTTGAGGAGTCAGTTTGATGACTTGCTCCACACCCAATTCCAACACATCTAGGATTTTGTTGTAGGCGCTCCTGATGACCATTTCCCTGAGCCTTGGGTCTGCTTGGAACTTGGCGTTTGTCGGCGCGAATTTTGCCCAGGGGATCCCCGGGGTGGCATCGGCTTTCGTTGCGTCAAGGGCTTCTTCAAGGGCAAGGATTGTACAAGCTGCACATACTTCTCCATCTCTAGCAGGACGTCTTCCGTGACTCCCGCTGCCCGACAGATATCTATCTCCGGCCTGTATGTGTACACCCTTCTGCGCCCACAGAGTATTCCATGGGAGTTCAAAACTGAACGAAGAGGAGCAGGAACACAACCAGAGCGGAGTGGAAGTCCTTGGGTAGTCTGGGAGGATGTCGCGGATTGCGGTGGCGATTTGGTGGGGTTGCGGTTCGGAACAGTGTTTGTGGTTACCGGCATGCCATCTGAGGCTTTCGAAGATCCCTTGGGTGCCTGCTTTTGGCCAGCCCCACTCTTTAAGGGAGGGGACTGAGCTGTAGATCCAAGATCTGATTCTATCGGCCCTGTCTGACATGGCGCGGGAGAAGTAGTTGACGACACCGAGGTCGATGATGCCTGAACTTTCTCCCTGACTTCCTTGGTCTCTGTTGGTCCACGAGAATTGCAAATGGTCGGAGACACGCCCGAGACCCGGCCTGAGCAGTTTAAAGACTCGTTGTGAGCCACAGCTGCAGCAACTGCGGATTTAACGGTTTCTTTAAGGACAGTGCGATCACGTCCTTTTCCATTCAGGCTGGCCTCAAAGGGGTCATAATTGTCCCATTCATCATCGTCATCCATATCAGCCCACAGTAGTTCACCAGCAGCTTTCTTTGACTTTTCAAACTTCGCATAGTCATAGAAAGGGCCGGCTGTAACTAGCTTGTGGGTGCTACCCTTAACACGGACATCAATCTCAAAGTCCGGCACATCCACTTCTCCATCACGAAAAGCGGCCTCGTTAGAAGCTGACTCCTTAGTGATTGCCTTGGAGAGGAATTGAACCGAAGATCCAACGTTATAAACGCCCGAGCGCCCGGTATGGTGAACTCCAACCAGTTTGCCGTCCTGAATAATGGGGGCACCAGAGGAACTAGGGATGGTGCTTGCATTGTGCTTTAAGAAAGCACCACGCATAGCGGTTACCGACCCCCTAGTGTACAACTCCTGGCCCGCATCACAGAACGGGATGGTGATTGTCTTTCCCACAACGGGAACGCCCAATTTAATGGCTGAGACTCCAAATTCGCTTATCAGAAACTCCGGAAGATGGATAACAGCAATGTCTAGTTGTTTAGAATCAACCAAAACAGCTGAATTGTCCAAAGGAAACTTGAAAGTCGTGTTTCCAACCGAAGGTCTTTGAGCTTTCTGAAGTCTTGTGAGTACATGTCGTGCTGTCACAAGTCCGCTGACACCCTGTCCAAAAGAGACTCGCGTACCTACTCCCAAGACTTTGTCATCCCCATAGAAGAGGAGAGAAGACTTGGGTAACGGAGCGAGAACACCTGAAGAACCCTCAAGTACTGTTTCTTTAGCCACCACAGGCTTGGAAGCCTGTGAGGCAAACAGCACGGTCGCATGAGGGTCGCAGTTCTCCAGGGAAACCATCTCAATACCAGATGGGGTGACAACCTTCAAATAGAGCTTGCCATTCTCAAACGCCCAAGTACCTTTTCGATAGACCACTTGAGAAGTCCAATCGACGGTAACCTTGGAGCGAGAAAGCCAGCGCCATTTTATGCGTTTCCATAGCCAATTAAGGCAACGGGTAGGCAGAGAAACCAACAAACGAATCTGCAGGCGCACAAGACGGATCAGAGGGGATACATACAGCAAGCTGAAATACCCCACCATCATGATGGCAAAGTAACACACC